GTGTTATCTTAGTATCGCAGTTGAACAGAGAGATTGAAAAACGTATTGACCCTAGACCTAGAATGAGTGATTACGCAGAAAGCGGTGTAATAGAACAAACTGCTGAGTCTGCTATGTTTGTATTCTATGGACATAACTTTGATAGTGAACGATATGACCAACATAAGAGTGAGATTATTGTAGCTAAAAGTAGATATGGTAGAATAGGAACTCATCAAGTTGGATTTAATGGTAATCGTTGTAAATTCTATATGAATGACAAACTTGCAAAAGATGATTCAAAGTAAATCTTGTAATGGATGCTACTATGAGCATGATAGAACTTGTTATTGGTTCGAACTTGTTCATGGTAGCAAACCTAAATCAATACCTACAGATACATTTGATATTGGATGCAAACAATATAATAATGCATCAATTGGTGATGAAGCAGGAAATGCGTTAGCTATTAAAGTAATTAGTGTTTTTGATGGTGAGATTATTGGAGATAAATATGTTCCTACTAAAAAGAAGAAACATTATTATAAAAAGAAAACATACACTACAAGACATAATTACACAGAAAGAAAGGATTTTTAATGATTACAATAGGTATAGACCCGGGTAAAAGCGGAGGTATAGTATTTATTAATGGAGATAGAATAATTGAAATGTATAAATGCCCAAAAACAATTGAAGAGATGGCAGAATTATTAGAACCATACAGAATGACATGGGAAAGTACCATTCCAATTACTGCATACATTGAACAAGTACACGCATTCCCAAGTGATGGTCGTAGCAGTGTGTTTAAATTCGGTACTAACTATGGGATTTGGTTAGGTCTGTTGGGAGCTAATAAGATAGAAACTAAGTTGATTGCTCCACAAGTCTGGATGAAATCACTAGAGTTACCAAAAGATAAAGTAAGTAGAAAAAGAAAGTTAAAAACTATTGCACAAAAAGTTATTGATAAGCAAGAACTAAATAAAAGAGTAACATTGCATACTGCTGATGCTGTTCTTATAGGAATGTTTGGAGTTATACAAAGTGCAATAGATAACATGAGTTTAAAACAAAAAGTAGATACATTAACTAGTTTAAGAAAGAGAGATAATAAATGATATTACAAGAACATACCAAAGATTTTGATTCATATATAGAAACTATGAATAATATTAAAATGGCTATTGGTGTAGCAACTGAAAAAGGAGATATTGATACATTAATACAAATACTAAAACAATTTTCTATTGCTACTGATTGTTTAGTAGGAATATTACAAGCAACTAAAGAAGAAAAAGTTTCAGCGTAGTTTCTCCTTGCTGATAGAATGGGCAGGTATTACTTTTTACCTGCTCGTTCTAATTCTCTTAAAGCATTTTGAACATCAATAGGTAATCCAGAAAGTTTCTTTTTCTTAGACCTACTTTGTTTTTCCAATTTATTAAAATAATAACTTTTTGTGTATTTATTTTCTTTTAAAGGTGATTCTAACATATCTCTATATAAAGAACCTTGTTCCTTGTTAGTAGGATATATAGTCATTTCTTGCATAGCAGCTGAACCTATACCATAAGGACTCTTAACTGTCATTGGTACATATCTATCATATGTTCTACCTAACATTTGATTTACAATTCTTAAATACTGACCCATCATATCACTTGAATTTAAATCTTTATTTGCTAAACCAAAATCTCCAGCAGTTAAAAGTATATTATCTAAGTATTCACTATCAGCATTAATTAATTCTGTTGCAATACCTATATCAAAGATAGTTCCAAAAGTAGGACCGAGTTTAGAACCAACTATACCTTTACCATAAAATTCTTTATTTAATTTTTTTAATGCTTCTGGGTCATCATAATCAGTAAATAATACATTATATAAATCTTCTAGTATTTCTTTACCAGTGTGTTCAACAAGTGTTTGATTATATCCTGATATATAACTTATAAGAGCGGGTGCTAAAAAGTATGCTGTTGATACATTCATCATTTTATGTACACCCCTAGCATCTTTTAACCAATTAGAAAATTTATCTTCACCTAAAGCAGATAAGTCACCTTTAGCCTCTTTATATATAGAATAGTTTCTTTCAAGAAACTCCATTCCATAATGTTGGAACTGAAACATAAATTGACCAATACCTTCTCTCATATTTTTAGCTTTAGCATATGATTCATAATCAAAGTGATTAAGTATTACCATATTCTTTGCATATGTCTTAGCTAACTTTCTTCTTAATGATGTTTTAGTTACGCCTTTTTCTTCAGCTTGTTTTGATATATAAGCATCAAATCTATCACTTTTATTCATTATTTTATGTACTTGAGCAAATGCTATTTCAGCAGTTAGTTTTCTATTAGCATTCTCTACTGCTCTATGCATTTTAGAACTTATTCTAGCAGCTCCACTCATTCCAGTTGCAAATTGTTTCATTCCTTTATAAGCAAAACTTTCCTCATCAGCATACACTATATTACCATTTTCATCCATGCGTCTTAATTTAAATGGAGTTTTGTTTTCTGCTTTTATACCTGATTCTATTAATGCTTCAGACGTTTCCATAAATAAGTTTTCTCTTCTAAGAAAATCATCTAAATCTCCACCAAGTATATCACTAGTTTTATTTTGTGCTAAATAATCTTTTGATTCTCGTACAGCTGAAAACCCAAAGGTGGCATAATTCATTAAATACTGAGTAGCATTTCTAGCCGCAGACCTTACACTAAACCCTAATTTATTTGTAAATTGATAAGACAATAATATTTTTTTAAGCTCATGCATAGAACCAGAATCTTTTACCTGACCATTTACAGAACCATAAAGACTATTTACCATATCAACAATTTTAGCAGAATATTCATTTTCTGTATTGTACATACTTTTTGCTTTTGATAAAGAATCAATTAAGTTGCTTTTTATAAATACCTGAGTATTAAATTTATTTACATCATTAATATATGTTGAAACTACATCAACAAAATTCATACTATAATCTAAGTTAGTATCGTCTCTAGACTTAGCATAACTAGGTATTGCAGATGTTATATTATCAATAATCTTATCTATGCTAGGACTATCATGCTTCATATCAAGGTTAGCATTATCTAAATCATCGAAATGTTTCATCATATTATCCATCATCTTAGCATTAAGTTGTCTAGTAAAGTGAGGGAAGTAACCATCTTCTTTATATTTAGGCATTAATTCAGAACGCATTTTTTCTTTTAAAGTATTTAATTTATCTACAGTTAATGAAAAACCTTTTCTATTTTCTATTTGTTTAATATGTATATTAATTTTTTCATCTATACCTTTTCTTAAAATTTCATACGACTCTGACATTAAAGAATTATAATCTCTCAATGCTTGAGTAATATCACTTGGTAATCCTAACTCTGAAAAATATTTTTGAGATTCATCATCAGTTAGTTTTACTAACTTTGTACCTTCATCATATTCTTTTACTCTTTCAGCTGCTTTTTTATCTGTCTTTGCTAATTCTACTTCAGCATTATATTTAGACATAATAACTTGAGGCATTCCTTTTTCTACTATTTGTATAAATTCTGTAAAAGATTTAACAGAACCTTTTCTTTCAAATGTTTGCAATGCTTTATACTTTTCATTTATATCTGTTTCATTACCAGTATCTAATGCTTTTATATAATCTAATTCTAGTTCTCTATGTTTACGTAATGATTTATTTAATCTTGCATTACTAAAAAACCCACCAACTTCACCAGAACCTCGTATGTTGTCTATAACTTTTTTAAATTTATTGTTTAAATCGTTACTTCTTTTTTTATCACTATCAACAACTTTTCTTAATGATTTAATACTTTCAGCAAGAACAGGGTCTCTTTTACCAAGTACAGTTCCTGTCATAAATCCTTCAGCAACTTCAAACTCACTAAACTTTCCACTATTAACTCTATTAGCATAATCATATAAATCTTTTACAAAAGCATTAATGTTTCCTCTGGTAAGAAAAGCACCACCTTGAGCATCACTTAATAATACTGCATAATCCATTGGTATATGAAATCTTGATTCAAACATAGACATAGCAGCTTGATATGGAGCTTGTATATTTTTATTTACAATACTACTATCAGCCCATTTGCTAATGTTTTTCCACAATCTAATTGCTTTTTTATTATTTATATTATCACAACTTACTTGCATTTTAAATATTCACCCATAGTATTAAATACTTCAAACCCACTATCCTTCATAGGATTTTGTCTTGCGGCTGTGTTAAGTACATTGTTTGCTTCGGTAACAGATTTTAACATATTTACAACTTTACTCCTAGATTTTACTTGTTTTGGTTCATACTTTAAATATTTCATATGAGCATACATAGGATTGTTTTTTATGTTTTCTGGTGTGCTATCATCTCCTGCTATATTATATATATCTTTTGTAAGCATATCCATAAAATCTTGGTCTAATGACATTCTTAAATGCATATATTTAGATGGATTTAAATAATCTTTTCTTGAAGAAAATTCTTCTATATCATTAAGTCTTTGTAAAAAATCTGCGTACTCTTCTTTATTTTTACCTGACATCATACTAGCATATTCAGTATATAAAGATATAACGGATTTATTAATAGTAGACATAGGATTATGTGGCAACATTGTTGATGTCCAATTAAAATCTGAACCATCTTGATTTAATCTTTGTCTTGTTTTTTTATCAAAAGGCATTAATCCAAATATCTCCATATTAGAATTAGTTAAATCCATTAAGCTAACATCCTTATCAAAGAATCTTCTATAATGCTCATTACCTTCTAATATAGTTTTTAATGCAAACTCTGATGCTCTTCTAGATTCTTCTATATTAGATTGATTCTTTTCAAATGTATCATTTCCTTTTGCTAAACTAGTTAGTAATTGTATTCCTTGTTTATATCTAGCAGTTTCTTTATATGGTATTGCAATAGGTCTATTATTAAATACACCTATATCATCTTTATTTTTTCTAGGTTCCATATATGCATAAAGAAAATTTAATTTATGCTTTTCAATCATTTTTAAAAGATATTGATTCCTTAATTCCATTACATTAGAAATGTTAGGTCTATAATTATTTATAAAATCTATCATTTTGCTATCAACTACTATTTGATTTTCTTTATAAGCAAGAACTTCATCTATTACAGTTCCCTTACCATATTCTAATCTATTAAAATCAGTAAGTGTCTTCATATCTTTTCTAGCTTCATCTCCTAATGTGTCATACCAACTATCATACATCATAGCATTTTGACCTCTTAATAAAGCATGCATACTATTAGCATGAATAACACTTGACCTTAAATCGCTATTTGATTCTATAGATACATATTTTTTATATGCTAAATCTTTAGGATGTAATTTATTTTTTGGTATATCATATTTTTCTTGTAAGTCATTTTGTAGTTTATTTATAACCCAATCAATACTAGCAACTTTTTTTCTTTTCCATCCATCAGGGTAATGACTTCTTCTAATATATTTTTTATTTTTATCTAATCTTTTTATTGATGCTATAACACTATTAAACTTTTTAGTTTGACCTACAATTTTTCCTGATACATCATCTAAATCTGATTTAAATTTTTCTAATTCATCTTGTGGCATTGCATCAGCATCTGAAACTAATTTACCATCTACTTCTTTTATTTCATTAGGTTCTATAGATAATAACTTATTGAACCAAGCATCCATTACTTGATGTTTAGAAGTAGTTAAATGATATTCTTTTTTATTATCTAAAAAATTACTATCTGCTATTTTGACAGCAATTCTATCTAAATAATTACCACCTTCTCCCTTAAATATATTTGTTATATTTTTCTTTGTTGATTTAAAAGCATCTTTTTTAGCATCTAATATATTATCTAAGTAAGCTCTATCAGCTTCATCTAAATCTTTTGCTTTCCAAGAACCTTTAAATAAATGTTGATTTAATGATTTATATATATCTTGATGAAAGTCTTTAAATACTTTACTACCAACTGCCATATCATAAAAACTTGTTTTCCTACTTTGTCCACCTTCATATTTTTGGTCACCAAAAGAAGCTAACAATTTATTCTGTTGATTTAAAAATTCTTTAATGATTAATTTATCTGCTTCATTTACTCCAGTTTCTACAAGTTCATATTCACCATCATCATTTTTTTTATACTTATCAAAAATCCTTATTCTTTTATTATCTGCATCTCTTCCTTTTGCTAATATTTCTTCTAAAGTTTTAGCATCAGCTTGCGAAGCAGACATAGAATTTTCTGCATCTGGAAATAAAAAGTTATTTGTCCATTCGTATATACTATTTGCAATATTAGGATTAAGTCTATCTGAACCATCTACAATGTATTGAACTTCTAAAGCAGCTCTTTGAAAGAAAGAAAGTGATTCACTATCCATTGTAATTATTTCACCATCAGGTGTTTCATATAAAACTCCAGGTCCTACAAGGTCTCCATTAGCATTTTTTCTTACAATATTTTTCCATTCTTTTTTTACATTTTTTAAATCATTGTCTTTTACATTTAGTAAATGGTTTCTATTAGTAAGATTTTGTACATAATTAAGTTTTCTATGAGTCTTTTGAACAATACCTATTCCCTTTTTAAATGCAATAGCATTACCCATTTTAGATACTATAGATTGACTTGCTAAACTAGATTCCATACCAAATGTAAAATCAGGTTTCATTTGTAATCCATCAGGGTCAATTTGTTGAACAAAATGAGATTGACTTCTTTTAATATAATCAAACATATAATCACTATGAGCAAAGAAATAATCTACTTTATCTGCATCATAGTCACCTTCATATATGTTAGCAACATCAAAACTATTTATCTCTACTGCTAATCCAGTATCTTTATGTAAAAACCCTTTTAATCCCAGTAAAGTAATATCATTAGGTCTTGTTCTTGGATTTCTTCTTGATACTATTCCTAATTCATATCTCGTATCTGTTCTACTCGCTAAGTTTTGTATTATTTTGTGAGCAGATTCAATTGTTAAATTTTGAATCTCATCTATTTGTTCTTTAAAATCATTACTATCATCATTTAATTTTTCTACTAATTCATTTTTAAATTCTTCTAATGTTAGTATTCTTTCATTAGAAACTATTCTTATTTTTTTAACACCTAATCCAGATAAAGTAGTTGTTCTTTCTTTATCAGGTAACATAATCTGTCCACGAAGAATCATTTTATTATCTGCATTAAAAAACGTAGGAAGCAATCTAGTTTTCTTTCCTTTACCTAAATTAGCAGTTCCAGTTTGTACTATAGCTGCTTGACCACCATACCTAAATGCTTCTGATGGAACATCTTTATATGTATTATTAACTAATGACCTTCTATTGCTAAATATATTATCTATATATACTTTCGATAAATACTTTTGAACTTGAGCAGAACTATAATCCATTGGGTTCGCAGATTCATTTAATTGAAGATAGTATATCATATTACTTAAGTTTTTTAATGCTCCATCTTCTGCATCTTCTGGTATATTACCTTTATTAAGTTGCTCTAACATGAATGTTCTCATTCTGTAAGGGTCACCCATAATATTTGCCATTTGTTCTAAATTGTAACTTAATTCAGCATTTAATTCTTGGAATGCTCTTTGATGTTCAGACCTATCCATATAATTATAATCAGCATCTGATTCACTAGCTGATAATAAACTAGCATCTTTTTCAGGTTTTAATCCTATAGCATCTAAATCTATTTTTCTTATAATATCTGAAGGTTGATATTTTTTAGATATTTCATAGTTTGATAATTCATCCCATCGTACACCTTCAATTATTGTTTCTTTACCACCATCATATGCTTTTGCTCCAGAACCAGTAAGTAATATATCTACACGATTCTTTTTAAAGAAACCATCTAAAGCAGGACTATGTATAAACAATGTCTTACCATACAATAATGTTTTTCCCTCTCCTTGCGATGATATAACAGGCTTTATAGGGTTTTTAGAATCAGGGTCATGCCCCATAATTGTATGCATTTCTGTTATAGCTTCTTTAGATAAAAACGATATACTATCAAATGCAGATACTTTTTGATGCGCTTGCTCAACAATACTTTTAGTGCTAGCTTTATTTATTTCTGGATATTGGTCTTTAAATTCATTAATAGTATCATCAATAACAGTTCTCATACTTTCAGTACCTTCATCATCCCACACAGCAACTCTGTATTTACTATTATATTTTGTAATTCTATCTTGAAGTATTTGAGTAATGTCTTTATTTAATCCTAATTCATTTCTTGCATTAATAATAGATTGATGAAATGTTTTATCAGACCTAATAAAGTTTTTAGTTGTAGCAAGTTTCATTCTTTTAATATACTTGTCTACTTCCATAGGGTTTGTTTCATTTAATACTTTATAAAACAAATCATTTTTATCACTTTTAAATGCAACTTCTGATATTAAAAATCTTGTTGCTGATTCTATATCTGCATCTTTATAATCAAACTCATCTTTTGTGCTTTCAAATGCTTTTTTTAATCTATTCATTTGACTTTTAGTAGATGGTTCAGTAATACTTTTAATGTGTTTTTTATAAAACCTTAAAAAATCTTGAGCAATATTTTGCATACCTGCTTTATCAATAACTATACTATCCATTCCATCATATATATCCATCTTAAGCATACCATGTTTTGAACTACCATCAGATACTGCAACATCACTTCTTGACAATGCACTTATATTTTTACTTACTAAACTTTGACTTAATTGATTTTTTACATCTTCTCTTAATCCTTGAACATGAATTTTTTCTTTAGCACCTAATCCTTCTGTACTTAATATATTATAAGTTTTTTCAGTAATAAATCTACCAAACTCTGTATACGTTACATTGTTATCAAATATAGCATAATCCATTCCTAATGAATCTAAATAATCAAACACAGGATTCTTTTGCATTACTTCTTTAGAACCAATATCGTCAGTTACTATCTTACCATTTATAATTGAAACTTTTTTAACTACATTCTTTCTAATAATTCCTCTTACTACTTGAGTAATATCTTGTAATACTATTTCTTTATCATCTGAATCTAAATCTTTAAATTTTTTATTATCTTTAACAATGTCATTTTGTATTCTAGTAATACTATCAGGTGACAAATTTCCTAAATCATCTAATAAATACCTTTGGTCTTTAAAAAATTCATTTTTCCATTCAGAACTTTGATTACTATAATCATTAAAGTCTCCCTCTCCAGGCGTTACTTCAACAAAAAATTTATACTTTCTAAAAAATTCATCAATACCAAGACTAGGATTTTTTTCTTCATCTTTTGCTTGAGATACATACCTTCTGTTTAATTCTTGCCTAGCTTTTATTTCTTTTTCTATATACTCATTATTAATACCCTTACCATCTAAAGCATCTTTTACAGGTTGTATTGCTTTAATTAACTCTTCTTTTAATTTGTTTTGCTCTCCTATAAATTTTTGTAATTCTTCTTCAGTCTTAGGTTCACCAATTTCATTTTTAATTTTTTCAAGTGTAAATTTATTATCTACTTCTAATGTTCCGTCAGCATTTCTATTTATAATACCTTGTCTTTTTAATAAAGATAACATTTCAATTTCGCCTTTACGACCAAAAGTTTGCATATAAGATATTAATCTATCTTTAACTCTATCTAATTTGCTGTTTGTTAATGTTTCATATAAATCTCTAAATCCTACGTTTTCTCCTACAGTTGGAGCATTATATACAATATCAAACATACTTTCTAATTGATTGCTTTGTATTTCATTTAATACAACAACTTTATCTTCTAGTATATTAACAACACCAGATTCTTCTTTTAATTTTTCTAACTTACCATTGTATTCATTTTGAAAATCTCTATTATGAGGTATGTCTACTTTCTTTAATGTAAATCCTCTAAATCCACCATCTGTTATAAGGCCCGGTTCACTAAACAATGCATTACCTGATTGTTGTATAATAAAATCTATATCAGCAGTTGATGCAATAGAATTGTTTAATCTTTTTGTGCTTATATCATTTAAAACCATTTGATATAAAAACTTCATTTTAGGATTATTAAATTCATCTAAGTCAATACCTATATCTCTTAATGCCCCTTTTAATTTTTTAATACTACCAGCTTCTACATTTCTACCAGTTGATTTTTTTGTTAATTTAAAATCTCCTAATGATACTAATATGTTTTGCAATTTAGTTAAATCATCAAATTTTGTTTTATATTCTTCATCTACTTTTATTTTATATACATCATCTATTAATCTAAATTCACCATCTTCAGATTTTTGAAGTATGCCAGTTTCATATAATACATTCTTTAATCCATCACTCATGTTATCTTTTTCTAGATTTGACATAAGATTTTTTGTAAATCGTTTACCTCTATTTTGTATTAAAGGCATTAAGTAAGAATGAACATCTTTAAATCTAAATTCTGCTCTATTGTCTTTAGGACTAACAACATTATGTATTGCTTTTTCAGAATCTCTTATAGTGTTATATAATCCTTTTAATGTTTCTGATGTTTTAATTGAATTTGTTTTGTTTGCCATTTCCGATAATGATAATCCATCAGTTACTTGAATTACAGCATTTAAACTTCTTAATGATTCTTTTAATTCCTCTACTGCTTTTTCTCCATCTTTATTTGAAAGCCATTCTTTAAACTCGCCATTTCTTGCTCTATTATATAATGAATCATCTACATCAATATTTGGAATAGATAATTTTCCACTATCACTATCAATTGTTAAATCTTTTAATTCATCAAAATTAGAACTTTTAATATTTTTAAGAACACTAACAATAGTGCTTTCCATTGATTCTGTAGATTCACCTACTCTATCATCATATGCTTTATCAAAATCATCTAATGTTTTAAATCCTTGCTTTTCTAAAATATTTATTATTTCATTAGCTTGAGTGTCAGATATTTGGTCTTTAGGTTTTGTATATTGAAAATCTTGTTCTATTAATTCATACACATAATCCATTCTACCATTATAAGGGTCAATAGGATTACCACCTACATCTTCATAAAATACTTTTTCATCTTCTGCTAGTTTATCTCCTTGAATACTTTCATCTTCATCACTAACTAATCTTTCTTCTTTTAAATAATCAGTAAGTCTTTGATTGTCTCTTGCAAGGCCAACACCAAACATATTACTATTCTTAGAAAATGTAGAACCAAATGCAGTGTGTTCTGTTTTTACACCCATAAATTCTAACGTAGACCTAAGTTCTTTTACTCTATTACCTAAATCTACATCTCTTGCAAAGTTACCTCTACGTTGTGTCCAAGCACCTATTAACATACTAGATATATAATCTTCAGCTCTTAATTCATTTCCTGTAGCATATCCCTGTATTGCTTGAGTACCACCCATTGCTGCTCCAGCTACTAACATTCTAGGAAATATTAATCTATAGTTTTGCAATCCTTCTCTAGTTGCTTCACCCATCATTTCTTTAGCGTATATTTTTTTGTTTGCCATTAACCAATTTAATGATTTAGTTTTTGCTTCTTTTTCTCCAAGTTCATCTATTAATTCAGAAGTAATTCTATTTACATTTGCTTTGTGACTTAAATTTTCAGATAATAATAAATCTTTAGTTTTCTTTTTTCCATCTAATGTGTATTCAAAACTAGTTCTTAATTTTAATTGGTCTGCTGATAAGTTCTTTTTATTGTTATTAGCAACATCTACCATACTATTAACAACTTCTCTTACACTTGCATCTTTATACATACCTCTAGTCATTAAGTACGCTCTTAAGCCTTGTCCAAAATCTTTTCTTGAGTTTAACATTTTACCCAATGGTTTAAAGAAAGAAGTAGATGCGTTAATAGCTGTACCTGCTAACAATCCTGTTACCATTGAATAACCAACTTGACCTAAATTAAATTCTTCTTGGTCACCTTTTAACATTTGTTGTGATTGGAATGAAGCATCCATAACTGCATCAGCAACTGAAAATACAAATGCATCATGCAATGCTTCTGTAGCAAACCTACCAAACCTAGTATTACCATATTTAGTTCTAGCAAATTGAGATATGTTTTGTAATGGTATACCTCTTGTAGCAACTTGTTCAGCCATCTCTGTGACTGCATCATATTGTTTTTGAGTTATTTGTTTTTGAGCTAACTTTCTATTTAAACTTTTATTTATGTTTGCTGTAAAACCAGTTGTAGTATTTCTAAATGCATCATTAGCGAGTTTATTTTTAGCAGTAGCAGAAATAGTAGAACCAACAACAACGTCACTAAATTCATTTGCTACTTTTTGTTCTATACCACTTTTAACAGCTGCTTTATTTATTTGAGCAGATGCTTTACCAATTGTTTGTCCTTTAGTTGCTTTAGCTATTAATGCAGTAGCAGGCTTTTGTAATAATTTACCAGTAATCTTCATAGGAGCTCCCAGTAAATAACCTGCTCCTGTTCCCACTCCACCTAATATAGCTGCTAAACTACTTTGTTCTTGAGCTTCTCTAAAATATTCTTGAAACTCTATCTCTTCTCCTAATGCTTTTTCTGCTCCTATTTCTGCAAGACCTAATAATCCAAATGATGCAGACTCACCAAACTCATAAAGACCTGCACCTACTGATTTAAATAAAGATACTTTGTCTTTTTCAACTCTATCTTCAGTTTCTTGTTCAGTTTCTCCTGTTATTCTACGAAGAGGAGAATCGCCTAATCTATTTCCAGTTAATGCAAAAGGTTCTGTGGAGTTTTGTTGTTGCTCTTTTCTAAGTTTTAATAGAGCTTCTATAGCTTCTTGAGTAGGCATATATTATTAATTATCAAATTTTTCTGTATAATCTTCTAATGTAAGGGGTGATTTACCTTCTGATGCTCTTTGTTCATTTATAGCATTTAATTCTTGTTCTGAAGGTATCATTCCTATTTTAGATAAAGATTGCATCATTAATTGATTTCGTAAAGCATTTTTATCTTGACCTTTGTTTTTTAAATTTTTATTTACAATGTCTAATATTTGAGAATCTAATGCTCCAGATTCAAATGATTGGTCAAAAGATTGATTTCTCATTAATGCAATATTGTTCATATCTAAATTATTTAAAGAAACACCAAGTTCATTTTGAAAACTTGTTACTAAATCTTTTTTAGTTGATAAATCATCATACAATCTATTCATAGATTCAAATAATGGTTGAAATGATTGCTCAGACCTTTCTCCTTTATTTACTAACATTTGATATGAAGCTATTCCTGTTATAAGGCCTGGATATTGTTCTACTATTTTACCAAGAAACTTTGCTTGTTTTTTATCTTTGGCGTGCCTTGAAATATTTTCTTTTACTTCTTGTATATCACTACCTTCAAATTCTCCATCAATTGTATAATCTCTAGTTGCTCTAAATAATGCATTCATTCCTACATTTCTTTTAAAATCATCTACAATATCTTGTTTATTGTTTACACTTTTTAATTTTATAGCAGCTGTTAAATTATCTAATTCTGTTTCTTTAATAGTATTATATCTTGTTTCAGCAATTAATTCAGCATTTTTAGCTTCAGCTTCTAGTTTTCTTTTTGCAATTCCAATATATTCTGGAGTGGATTCTCTTCTTTCTTTTTCTAAAGCAAGTTCAGCAGATTCTAATTGTTTACTAAATAATTGAGATTCTCTATTTTCTTGTTTTACTCTCATTTGCATTATTTGATTCTGTCTAGTATTCTCTAATTGTTGTTGTCTTAATCTTGTAGCCATATCCATCATAGATAAAGATTTGTCAATCTTTTGACGTTCTCTTTCTTGTTTATACTTTAATAATGAGTTTAATGATTGTAATGCTTGTGACATAATATTATCCGAATATACCTAGATATTTTGATTGAGATTGTTGGTCTGCTAATTTTTTCTGCATATCTATTTGTTCTCTTTGAGATTTCATTTCAAATTTTGTTTTTTCAAAGTCTGATAATATATCTCCTAAATTTTTTGTTAATCCAATGTCTATATCTTCTAGTTTAGTAGTATATGCGCTTCTAACATTTTTAATCATATCATTATCCATAGACATACTAGCAAATCCACTTGCTTTACTTATAGCATCTTGTTGTTTTCTAGCTTGCATAATATTTTGTTGCCCACTACTAGAAACTATATCTGAAGTTCTTCTTCCTTCTAATACTGCTGATTGTAGACTAGGATTAAGAGATTGATTAAATGCATCTTCAGCTTTTCCCATTTCAAGACTTGCTTTTTTAAAATAATCTGATTGAGTTTTTGCTTGTTTTCTAGTTGCTGAAGTTCCACTTATTGATTCTAATAAACTTAATCCTGCCATTGCTGCTGCTATATACATATTATATTACCTTTTTACAAAATCTTTAATAAAATTAATTGAATCTTTATCTTCAAGTTTTAATCGACTTCTTAAATTTACTCCCTTAAAATCATCACCAAAAAATACATCTAATTCTGGATTATAAACTTTAGATAATAAATCTTTTAATTGTTCTTCTCTTTTAGATACTAAAGATGAAAATTTTCTTTTATTGCGTTTATCATATTTAGGAAGTCCTTTTAAATTTTCTCTTGCTATTTTTAAATCTTTAATTTTATCAGATAAAACATCTGCTGATATTTTTCTAGTTTCTTTAGTATTCTTAAAATCAGCTTTAGCATATCTTTCTGATATTGATTCAACAGGTTCTTGTATTGGTTGAGACATTGAATAATCCCCTATTTCTCCACCTAATAAGAAACTTGATAAATTATTATTTTCAATCAATTCTGGAGCTAATGGACCTATAGTATAGTTTGGTTCTAAAGGACTTCCTGTTTCACTATCAACAATTATTTCAGAATCACTTGTTTTAGTTGTAGTATCTTCTTTAATTAAAGGTTTATCTACACTATCTTGTAATGATTCTATATCTGTTTCTTTACCATATATACTTTTAAAACTTTTACTAAGAGTAGGACTTGCTTCTAATTCTAATGTTGGAGACTTACTATCTAAAGGTTCTCCTTGCATAAATCTATCTAATAAATCTGTTTGTTCTAATGCTTTTGCTTTTTCTCCCATAGCAGCTACATCGTATTTACTACCTAATACATTCTCACCTAACATATATTGTTCTTTTTCATCATACAAGAAAGAACTTAAAGAACCCTCACCTTTTAATACATCCATAAATGATGCTTTGTTAGGATTTTTCATAACACTTACACCACCTGCTTTACGAACTGCTTCAGGTAATGATTCTTCAAATGCTTTTATGTTAGATTCTAATTCTGCTTTTTGTTTTAATCCTTCTCCAAATGTAGATGCTAATTCTAATCCAGAAGCGGCTGTAGCAAACATTGTTTCTCTTTGTTTATTTTTTATATCTGACATTTTAGATGAAAAGTCAGCTTGTTGTAATAAACTTTCAACTCCTGCTAATTGTTGAGTGACACCTCTTTGAGCAGATGATTGAGACCTAATCGCTGATTTTATTTGCTTTGCTGTTGCCATATCTACTATATACTTTTACTATTTAATTTAATAAACAAATTGTTCTGTTCCAATATCATATTATGAGAAATCATTTCCACTTTGTATTCGTTGAGCAGATGCTTTATAAGTTACATCAACTGAACCAGATATTAAATTTTGATACCTTATGCCATTACTAGCATCCCATGTAATTGCTCCAAAAGTTCCACCATCTTGATAATAATGAACTACATAATTATTTGACATATCTACTGGGTCTATTAAAGTTGCATTCATTCTGAAACAATATCCAACACTTAACCCTTCTTTTGTTCCATTATTAAAAGCAACAGTTACTAACCATACAGTTCCATTAATATTATCATCATTAGCTGCACTAACTATCTCTAAATAACCATTAGCACTTAATGTGCCTTCAGCTACATAAGTAAAGTTTCTCATTAACTTTTGAGTATCTAATTGGTCAAACTTAACACTATGAGTAGAACAATTTATTGAACCACTTTCTTTATATAGTGTTTGTATTTCAAATCTTCCATGAACTAAAGTTCTTACTTGTGGACTTGTTGAGGCTGGTGTTAATGTAGTATCTACTCCAATATCTATTCCACCATTTGCTACCATTTTTATTTGAGTAGGATTATCAGCCGCATTTGCATCAGCAGCTTCTATAACTATTCCATTCTCACTTCTAATTGTAACACCATAATCGCTACCTTTAGTTGCTACGTTATCACAATTAATTACTATATTATTAAAAACATTAGCAGCTCCACCTGAATCTGTTTTAATATTTATTCCTGTAAATGAAGAAACGTGTTGATTTGTGTTTTGAATTAACAATGTATTAGCAGCATTACCAGTTGCTTGTGTAGTCATATTTGATGCACCTTGTAAAACATAATCTCCTGTTATACTTCCAGTATATTGTCTTAAAGTATCTACAGTTATATTATTAGCATCAATATCTAAATCACCTGTTGGTGCAATATCTATATCATTTCCTGATGTTAAAGTAATTTTATTAGTTCCAGTTGTAGTAAGATTTATAGGATTTGCTCCACTAACTGCAAAAGCACCATCAGCAGTATCAATTGTAACTCTATCTAAAGTAGTTGCTCCATCTACATCTAAAGTACCTACATTAGTTATATTATTAGTTCCAAATGATTGATTTCCTGTATATGCAACACTACCATCTTTTTTAATAAACTCACCATGATTATGAGAACCTACACCACCACCACTAGATACAGTCCTAGTTACATCTCTAGTTTCAGGCATATCACCTTGTGAGCCTACTGCTACCCAACTTCCATTCTGTTTTACATACTGAACTAATCCAGAATCTTCTACTTGCCTATATGCTATGTCACCTTCATTACCTTGATTGCTATCAGGTTTACCACTACCAAATGTAGGTTGTTTAGACTTTTGATGTAGTAATTGTCGTTCTTCTCTAGTTAATCCCATTACTTAACATTCTTTAATCTATATATAATTGTTATATCATTTATTTCAAATGAAGCTCCGCAACTTCCAGTTATACTTAATTGAAAACTATATATATTATTTGCTTCAGATGAAACGTCAGGTTTTAATTCTGCTTGATGCCATTGTGTTAAATCTGTTTTATCATGTAATGGGCTATCATCTGTAGAACCTGTTGGTTTTCCTGTTGTGCCATCTGTTCCTTCAAAACTATATGGAAAATCTGTATCTCCATTTACAGAATATTTTACATTTAATGAGTCAGCATCACCTTTATAATTAATTCTAACTCTATATATTTTTTTTCTTATAGAAGGTTGTCCAAAATCTATATCTTTAGTATTATATATTAATGCTTGTGTATCTTGCGAAGAAGTTTGATATGTTGTAAACCTACTTGTAGTTCCTTCAATTGTAAATAAATTTTGGTCAGCGTCTAAAGCAAAATTACTATGAGTTACTCCATCAGTTAAGGATACTAATACATCTCTTATATAAGTCCACGACTTTAATACAAAATCAAAAACATAAGCATCTTTATCCATATTTTTTATCATTAATTGTTTCTTTTTAGGAATATATGCTATATGGGAATAAGCCATTGTGGTATCATCAGCACTTCCATCTTCTGCATCTGTAACATGGTCACTCCAATCAGATTCACTAATAATTCTAATTCCATTTTTTTCAAGTAAATCTACAACATTTCTACCATCATATATAAAACAACCATGGTCATTAAACCAAGCAATACCCATATCTGTTCTTACAACATGATAATCAAATGCACATCCTTTGTTTCTAAATGTGTCTTCTAAAAAGTCTACACTTTCTGAAACATTAATTATATATAAACTATGTTGTTTAAATTGAAGTATTCTATCTGCATATGCTTCTAATTTAACAATGCTTTCTCCATCTCGTATTACTACATCTACTGAACCCATTCCTTCTGGAAATGTATCAAATCTATTTACTTGACTTTTAATAATTCTATCAGGATGTGTTTTACCATCAGGTCTTTTAATATTACCTATATATACTCTTCTACCATGAACTACAGCAGTTTTATATTTAGCATCTAATGATTTTACTTCTGTAGAAAAACCATTTATAGTTTTAAATGTATCTATTGTATTTGCAGTTTCTGGAGATATTGCTTTTATCAAAGCAGTTTTACTTAATATGTTTCCTGATGTATTTGATGTATCAGTCATTGTATATGAAAGAGTATCTGCTTCTGGTAAAAACTTAAATCCTTTATCAACAAAATCTAATTCACCAATAAGAAAGTAATTATCATTCTCTTCTTTTTTATAATATAATCTAGAACCACTTATTCTTTTATTTAAAGCATAAGCAGGTGAAGAATTGTTACTACATATATATGTATCAAAATTAAATAATACAGATGAACCTACTATATTCATAGAATTAATATTATCATATTCTCCAATTGGATTACAATCTGGAGAGGTATCATTAGCTAAATCACTACCCCAAGCAACAGTTACAGTTGCTGTTGTATCATCTGTAATAGTAGCTATTATTCTTGTTTCTCCACTAACTGTAATTTCATCTCCAACTGCAAGTTCTGTTAAAAATTTTGTACCAGAACCTGGTACATTTGTATTAGTTCCTGTTACGTCTATTGAACCAGTTAATGTAAAACTAGAAGAAGGACTTATATTATTAAATGTAAATGGTAATGATTCTTGTTTATTTTCTGTATCATATAAATATGTATGATGAAATGTATAAGTATTAGGTGTATATGCATTAATAGATTGACTATCTGTTAATGCTATTCCACTTATATAATAATCCATTTTATCAGTTGAACCACCTGCTAAAAGCACAGCTTTATCTTTCATAGTAATCATTACATAATTACAATCAGACATAGGAAATAATTCACTATCAGTAGAAATATTATCACTAGAACAAACTAAAAAATTCCACATATTTGGTTTAATTTTTTCTACTCCAAATTCCCATCTAATTCCAGTTGCTGATACTGATTCATCAACAATCCCAATTGAACTTGATACAGGCAATTGAAGTGATGTACCACCTATTTTCCCACTACCATCTGTTTTGCCTAATTCTATTTGAAATTTAATAAGTTTATTTATTTCTGAAGAATTAATAAATATAGGAATTATAAGTGATTTATTTTCTTCATAGGAAAAATCTAAACCAGTTTTTACTATAAAATTAGTAGATTTAGTAGTATTATTACCTTGCATTCTAGTTACTTTAGTACCTATACATGGATGAAGAAGTGAATCATTTGCCTGAGCTACGCATCTTTCATCTTGTGTCCAATCACTGTGATTTGAATCAAAAAGTATTTCATTTAATTGAAGACCAACTCTAAGATTAACAGCGCTGTGATTTACTACTTGATAAGAACTACTTCCATCATTTATTACAGTTCCTATATATTCTGAAGATGAAGAATTAATACCATTTGCATCAGTTCCTACTTCTGAAGTAGATATTAAACACTTACCTGATGTTGGAGTTGCTAGTGATTGTTGTACATTATACCATCCAATTGCTCCAGAATCTGCATTTAATCCATCAAATCTTTCATCAATAATATATCCAAACCATTGACTATTTTGTACTAAAGCTATATCAGAAACTCTTACAACTCCATCAGCAGTATAATAAATTGGAATTGTATTACCACCCATATTTATTTTAGCAGTATCCCATCCTTCACTATCTTTTACATCTATAGTGTCTCCACCATCATCATATAAAAATATAAGTGTTTCATCTGCAACTCCTCCATCTAATTGTCTATCGCTAGACATAGTAAATAAACCTCTATTAGCAACTATAATCAATGAATTTGAATCACTACCATGAGAAGGGGTATTAAATCTACCAGATGTTTTTATTTTACCAACAGAATCTATAGCAACATCTCTAAGATTAGGAGATTCATCATCTCTTATATCTCTAGGGTCAGAACTACTATTAATTCCTCCATGAAAACCTTCTATTTTAAAAGTTTGTTTAGGCACTATCTGCCTCTAGAATCTTCGTATTCTATATCTTCTACTATGTATCTTTGAGCATTTTCAGGAAGTTCACAAACAGCACAATCTTCTTCACTAAAGTCTGTACCATTAGTATAAGCTATTTCATCATGTTTAAAAACATCTAATCTAAGACCACCTTCTTTTCCAGATATGCGACCTCCACCTCTTGCTATTTCCTGTAAGGTATCATCCTGTTTAGTAACGCTTTTCTTTTCTTGCATCCTCCACACTCCTTTATTTTTCCTCTAGTAACTACATTAATTGCTCTACCGACTGTGTCACCAAAGCCTGTATCGTCTGCAAATAAATCTACATCTATTTTCATTAGTAACTACTACGTTCTTTAGCTAATCGTTTTTTCATTCTTGAGTTAGCAGCTATAGCTCTATCTTTTCCTCTTTTAGCACCTTCTTCTTTAACACTAGTATCTGGTTTTTGAGTCATTTTCTTTTTACCATAACTTGCACAATCGGACATGGATTTATAACCCATAGCTTTCCAACCTACTTTGCACTTTGCTTTACTTGGCATTACTTCCTACCTTTCATTGCTTTTTGTATAGCTGCTGACCTTTTACTTTCGTAAGAAGACATCTTGCCATCTTTGTCTAAGTCACCAACTTTTTTCTTACCATATGACATACAATCACTCATGCTTTTGTATCCCATCTTTTTCCATCCACTTTTACATTTCATTGCACTTGGCATCTTTTTTCTCCTTTTATTATATGTTCTGCGCATGCCTCCAGTTTTTAAAGAACTACCACGACCTGTATCTTTACTAGATACATCTGCTAATCCTATAACGTCAGACATTATTTTTTCTTTCTGTAATAGTTACTCATTTTTTTCTTAGCTTTTTTACCAGCTCTATAAGCACCTACAGCGCCTGCTACAGCAGCTGCTTTAGGACCAGCTTTATATATAGTAGCCATACTTGGTGCTATTGCTCCTAATACTGTTTTATCACCTAAATATCTTAATTCATTTCGTGTCATTTTACGACATCCACCTTTACCATCTGGTAATTTACCTCTGCCACATCGTTTACCTTTTTTACCTTTTTTCATAATATACTCCTATTTCCAACTTATTCGTTTACTACTCGTTTTCTTTTTCATTGCAGAAGTACATTGAGCCATTGTAGGTCTACAAGCTGGGTATGATTTTCGTTTTTCACCTTTACGTCTTCCACATGGTTTTCCAGTTTTACAATCTACCCAACCTTTACCTTGATTGCGAGAAAACCATTTTCTTAATCCTTCTTTAGCCATTACTTCTTTTTTCTATGAGGAATCATTTGTACTTTAAATGAAGTAGTAAGACTAGCACCTTTATGTGCTTTATATCCACCTCTTGGATTTTTCATAAGTTTTACGCCTCTACCAGATTTCATCCAATGATAACCTTTTGGTGCTTTTACTTTTTTATTCATTACTTCTTACCTTTTTTACTAGAGTTACCCCAATTAGCTGCTCCAACTTTTCTGCATTTACTCAATGCACCTGAAGCATATGCTGATGGCCATACTTTGTATCTTGCTTTTACTTTAAAATAACACGCATCTTTTTTTGACATATTAACACTTCCATCTTCTTCTAGCTGCGCAAATTCTCTTATCAGGAGTTTTTGAACAACTAATGTTATGCATTTTCATTTGACCTGCTGACCTACTGCAATAACTACTTCTTCGTTTTGCTGATTTACTACCAGCTTTTACTTTACCAGTTACTGCTGTCTTTAACTTAGAACCGGGATTCATTCTTCTGTAAGCTGCTACACCTGCTCGTGTCATTCCAGCTCCAGATTTAGTGGAGCGAAAGTTCTTTTTATTTTTAGCAGGCATTTTACCTTGTTTACGAGCCATTATAATCCCATTCGACTTTCTACTTTTTGTAGTCGTTCTTCTAGTTCACTTAGTTTATCTAATACAAGTATCATTGTTTCATCAACTTCTACTGCAGGTTCTTTTTTTTTCTTTTCTTTTTTAGCTTTTTGTGCAGGCATTATTTACCCCATACCATTCTAATTGCTACAGATAAAATGTCCATGCATTCTTTTGCAATCTCTTGCTTTTCTTTTGCACTAAGTTTACCATCTTTCATAGCTTCATTATATCTTTCAGCTACTTCTTTAAATTCTTTTAAGATAGGTCTCCACTTTACAGCAACTACACTCATGTAACCACCAATTAAAATAGCAGCCAAATACGCTGCGTTACTTAACGATAACCATTCCATTATTTATTCTCCTTTAGTGTTTCTTTTATTTCTGCAATATCTTGCATAATTACATCAAGTTTATAAGCAATAAGTTCTCTATCAGCAACTACTTCTCTCTTATCTACTTTTAAATCTAATTCTTTTTTTAATATGTTTACATCATATTTCATAAAACCAAATGCTAATGTTACGGAACAAATTAAAGCAACGATTGTTACAATGTTTTCTATTGATATATTTGTATTTAACTTCATTAGTTTTTTCCGTTTAATCTACTTATAACTCCTTTGATTTCAGATACCTGATTATCTAAGTCGTTTATTTCTTTAGTTAAGTCATCAAATTTTCTATCTAATTTTTCATCAGACTTATTCCATCTGTCTATTAATTTTATAACCATACCTTCCATATTTTCAAGTGTTTCACTCTGTCCCTTGTTTTCTATCTTTAGTTCTTCTATTGCGTTGGCTTGCTCGTTTCCTCTTTTGCTCATTGAGTATACTAAGTACACTAATAAAGCCCCTACGACACCTATCATACCCGCTTCGCTGTAAATCTCCATAAAGTTCATTATCGTTCTTTTTCTTGTTTAATACATTTTTCGCAGACTCCAAGATATATTTCCCCTTTTGGTTTATTACAAAATATGCAATAATATGGGATTTTTTTCATCGGACTCTCCGTAGTTCCCTGTTAATAAAATAGTTATGATTAAAGTCATCTTCAGTCAAGATTACTTTCTTTTCTTTCTTTTTTTCTTTCCCCAAGATAAGGGATTTAAGTTTAATTCTGTTTGATACCATTCTAATTGCTCTTGCATTTGTGTTATTTTTTTATCTTCTTCCTCTATGTGTTTACTTACAAGTTCTTCAATGTTGGTATCAGCAAGTTGAACTCTTCGCTCAAGTTCTCCAATCCTGTTTTCAATACGTAAGTATCCCATAACAAGGATGCCAACTCCAACAATAATTTGACCAAGCCACTTAATGTTAAGACTGATACGAAAGTTATCATCAATCTTTGCCATACCGACCGACCTGTACGTTTTTTCATCGCTCATACCTCATAACCAGCTACTGACCAACCACTATCACAACTTCCAAGCAACACTAAACCACCAAGTACTATAACTAAAAAAGCTATTATAGTTATGTAATCTTTCAAATCGTCACTCATTAGACCATTCATCCTTTTTCATTTCAGCTAAACATTCACTATGAGATAAAGCAGTAATACCACTAACTCCTTTAACTTGGTCTAGAGTTCCATCAGTTATTGCTAATTCATATTTAACAAGAACCTTTGTATTGTCACTATTCCATCTTGGAGCACCTAACTTGCCATATTTAAATGCACATTCTTGCCAAGTTGGGTCTTGCAATGTAGTAGTATCTACTTCTTGCTCTGTGTACTTATACTCTTCTTCAACTTGTGGCACAGAATGAGGCTCTAACATGAGCTTTTCAAGTAACTCTGCTTTGGTATCGCTTGATGAATAATCTACGTTACAATCGTCCATATACGCCTTTATTTCAGCTTTTGTGTTATTATCTGATGGGTAGTAATCGTACTTGTCTACCATTCTTTTGCCAGTCTTTTCTACATCTTTATAAGTGTACTCATTCCAAGACAATCTATCCGCAGTTTTTAGTTTACTTGGCAGTTTACTTTCGTATACTGCTTTGGTTAATATTAAATATGTATTAGTCATTTTTATGTTTACCTTTTTGGTGTTTATAGTTTTTTAATACTTCAGATGCTGACAATGCTCTGTTATATAATTTTATTTCATCAAGAAGTCCTTCAAAATACAAAGCATTATTTTCAAAACTACCTATACGAATTGGTGTACTTGCTTCATCTGTGCTTAAATCTATTGAGCTTGGTATTGAGCTTGTATCTGTAGTTTCTGCAACTCCATCTACATATATTACTTGTTTTGTTGAAGGTTCAAATGTTCCTGCTATATGATGCCAATTACCATCTGCAACAACAGATGTTGATGTAACTGATTGAGCAGAACCACCGCTATATATATTAAAAATAACTTTATTAGCACTACCAGATGAGCTTTCAAGAACTGTAAGATTAAATACTCTATTTGTTGTATCATCTTTTGCAATAATTGCACCCGCAGTAGATTTTGAATTACATTTAATCCACGCTTCAAGTGTTAATGCACTTTGACTTTGTAGTCCTTTAGAAACAGGTACTTCTACATACTCATCAACACCATTTAACCTTAACACATTGTTACTTGGATTAGTAAAGTAAAACCCAAGTCCATCTCTGTTTGAGTTAAGTCCTTCTCTAATTGTTATAGAATCTGGACTTCCCGCAACTGTGCCATTATTGCCAACACCACTTCTATCAGTCCATGTAGTTACACCATCATTTCTCCAATAACCCACACAATATTGTCTTTCAATTTTTAAACTTGTTATAGTAGCTACCGCAGTATTTGCAGTAAGTATAATCATTAAACCACCATAAGAAGTAGTAGCATAAACAGTTTCGTTAAATGTTCCTGTAATGCCTGTTTTCCAAGTCTCTTGCCCACCCCATGATTTTAAAGTAATGTTTCCTGTAGTTACAGAACCTTGAATACTAATTTTATATAATCTTGTGTCACTTTCAAAAGAACCAGTTGTAGTCCTTATAGAACCATTATCTGATGTTGCAGTTATTGATGTAGCAGATGTTCTATTTGCGTTAGAAATTTGATTCCATTGAGTTGCATTTGTAAAATCATAGCTACCACCTAATAAATCGGTTGTATCTATAAATTTACTATGTGTAGTAGCATCTAAAGCAACACCATCGTTGAATAGTTCTTGTGCTTCTGCATCAGACATACCTGATAAATATTTTGCAGGTACTCCATACTTGTAAGGTTGAGTTCTTTTGCTCATTTCAAATCATTATCCTGTGAATGTCCACCCTTCATAAAACTATTTACTCTTCCCATAGCCCAAGCAGCCATAGATACATTACGAGAACCTGAAGATACATAAGCACCTTGTCCTCTTCTGTAAACTGCAGCTAACTGTCCATAAGTATATTTAGAGTTCTTTGCTTTTTCTTTTAAAG